TGTCGCGCGCCAGCTTCGCCCCGACCGTCCAGTCGCCAGCGTCCTTGGTGGCCGCCAAGTCCCAGCCACGCAGCATGCGCAGCCCGGCAGGCAGGGCATCCACGATCTCGATCCTGCCGGCCTTGATGATGCCGCCGGCCAGAGGTGAGGGTCGCTGCTGGTACTGCCCCGCGAACACGTAGGGCATGGCCTCCTGCATCCGCAGAAGGTCAACAACGCTGTGCTTCTCAGGCCAGAGCGCCTCGCCGTCTTCCGACAGAGCCTCGAAGCACACATGCTCCCAGACCTCGCCGTTGCCCCCGGCACAGGGCGGCTCGCCCGGCTTTCGTCCCAGTAGCCAGCCGGCCAGGTCGCCCTCGTGCAGGCGCTGCATGATCACGATGATCGGGGTGTCGGCGCTATTCACGCGCGACTGCAGCGTGTTGTTGAACCAGTCCAGGACGCCGCCACGGACCTTGTCGCTGCCCGCCTCATCCGGCTTGTGCGGGTCATCGATGATGATGGCCCCACCGAAGCCCTGCCGAGACTTACCCGCGCCGAAGCCTGTCACCGTACCGCCGGCGCCGGTGGCGTACACCACGCCGCCCTTGCTGGTCCGCCAGTCGCCCTTGGCGCTGCTGTCCTTGCGCAGCTCCACCTCGGGGAATATCTCCCCGTAAACCTCGTGCTGCACCAGCTCGCGGGCGTTGGCGCTGTTGTTCAGAGCAAGCGGCGCGGCGTAGCTGATGTGGATGAACTCGGAATCAGGAACCTTGCCCAGGCACCACGCGATCCAGTTGACCACCGCCAGCTCGGTCTTGGAGTACCGGGGCGGTAGGTTGATCACCAAGCGCTTGCACTCGCCTCGGTAGACCCGATTGAGGGCCTCACACAGCTGAGCATGGTGCTTGGCCCGCATCCACGGGAAGCCCTTCTTCCTCAAGAAGGTGTAGCGGCTGAAGAAGTAGAAGTCTTCTCGGGCCAGCTCGGCAGCGACCACCTTCTGTTCGGCGGTCAGCTCTGCCACGTCACACGTCCTCCATCAGCTCCCTTGCCACGTCACGGAACCGGCCGGGGGTCATGTCCGCGCTCTGGATGGGCCCTCCGTTGGGACCGCTGTGCTCATGCTGCTGGCGATTCGTATACGCCCCGCCAGTCTCCTTGGCCGCTTGCTCGATCAGCTGGGCGGCCAAGGCCATGTTCTTCATGCCTTCGGCCTTGTTGGCCATGCGGTTCAGCGCACGCAGGCGGACAGCCCTGTTGGCGATGGGAATGTCCGCCGTCTCAGCCTTGAAGCGCTCACGGGTCTCGTTGAACAGGTCCACCCACCGCTGCGCCAGCTTCTGGCCGGCGCGCTTGTTGGGGTCGTGCCCCTCTACCACTTGGCGGGAGACGTCCACCTTGAACTCGGTCTTGACGGCTTCCACCACCTGCGACGGCGTATCGAAGCACGCCAGCTGCTGGACGATGAAAGTCTTGATCTCGCTACTGAGCGCGGCCATCGGCTGGAACCCTGTCAGGCCCAGTCAGGTTCAGGCAGCCCTGAGCAGGCAGGTGCCACACGACCGGGCGATGTTGATCTTGGCCACCTCTGGTGGCGCTTTGGCGGCTTCCACGAGCCGCTGAACCTCGGCGCTGGGCCCATACCGTCGAACCACCCCGACGAACTCTTCCACGTCATGGACTCGCATCGCCAAGCAAGCGGTCCCGTCCCTGTGGAACTTCGGGGCACCGTACTGATCGGTCTCCTGGCTCAGGTGATACAGCTCGTGCTCCACCAGCGCGCAGAACTCCGCATCGCTGCAGGTGGCGCAGTAGTCGGCGGCCAACGTGATCACCGCAGCGGGCACCCGGCCGAACCAGTCCAGCATCTGGCGCTCCATGCGAGCCTTCTGCCAGCCGCCAGCACGGAAGGCCACCAGCTCGGCTTGGCCAACCACTGAACGCCCCTGCTTGGTGAATCCGCTGGACGCCCAGAGGATCCCGACGTCTGCACCCTGCAGGTGCTGGTGGTCAAGGTTGAACAGCTCCCCGCCTTCGTCCAACACCATGGCCTCCACCCACTCCCACACATCAGGAGCTGGCCGGAACCTGGTGCACAGGTCAGCGAAGTCTTCCAGCTGGACCTCAGCAAGATCAGATGGCGGCATCGGGCGAGTCATCCGTTCCTCCAGTTCACTTCGGAAATCGCGGAAGTGGTCAAACGAGTTTGGAGGCTGGAGGCTATAGCCACTTCAACAGGAAGCACTGGCACATGTACATCGAAACCCCGTGGATTCATGAAGTGACCGGACTTGTGACCGCCATTACGCTGCTTATCTATGCGCTGGGGGGGCGCAGGCCTCGGAAATGACCTAGCGCTCGATCCGGGGCGCAGGCTGCCCTTGAACCTGCTGCACTCCGTCCAGCTGTGCCTCGTACTGCTGCAGGCAGCGCTTCCGGCCATTGGATACCTCGAACACCTGGGAGGGCTTGTCCTCCCGGATCCACTGGCACCGTTTCGTCAGCTCGGGATCGATCGGCACGTAGGTGGCGACCGGCACCTTGATCACCGCCGGTGCTGGCGGGTTTGAGGCGGTCGGCACGGATCCGCAGCCGACCAACATCAGCAGGCCGGAGATCATCAGCAGGCGCATATCAGTACCCCCTCAATGCCGGGCAGGCGGAATCCAGCAGCTCCAGTGCTGCCTTGCAGGTGTCCGGCCGTTGCTCGTAGCGGCCACGCCAGGTCGATGCCTCCTTCTCGGAAGCCTCGATCCGGCCAGCGAGCGCCTGCAAAGCAGCCGCGCTCTCGGCCTTGAGCGCTTCCAGCTTGACGGCCTCATCCCTGAGGGCGGCAGCCACATCGGCCAGCTTCTGGTCCCGATCATCCACGTCCGCCTGCAGTCGCTTGGCGTCCGCCTTCCAATCCGCCTTGACCTTAACCACCTGGGCGCTCAGGTCACGGATGCGCTGCTCCTTCTCATAGGCCGCCAGCCCAGAGACCATGCAACCGAACGCCAGCACGGCGCACACCAGCTTGATCTTGCTGCCGGGCTTGCGGAGCCACTGAAGCGCGTCGGCAGCAGCACCGACGACCAGCTCCCATACGGCCCGCAGGAATCGAATCAACACGCTCATGGCTTGTCGCCTCCGATGGCGCCGGTGGCCTTCTCCACCATGCGCACGTAGCCGGGCAGCAGCCGGCGGATGAGAACCCCGGACAGGCCAGCCAGCGGCAGCTGCGGCGCGCCGGCCAATGTGGGCCAGATGGAGGCCGCTACTGCAATGACCCAGGCGGCCACAATGGCGTAGGCCACCACCGCGACTGCCAGCGCCGCCCATCGGGCGGACGTCTGGAGCAGCCGGTGCCCACGTCGGCGGCTGGAATCTGCAGCAACCCGCCCAGCGTCTTGCTCGGGCAGGAGCAGGACCCCGATCAGAGCGCCGGCCATGGCGACCAACAGTACCGATTGGGGGACGCCGAGGATGATGCGCTCGGCCTGTCGCAGCGCGTCGGCCGTGGCCGGCGCAATAACCGCGGCGGTGAACGTGCCCACCACGGTCTTGACGATGCTGACGGGCTCGGTCACTTGGCGCCTACCTGTGGTGGGCTGAGCCCCACGATCTCTGCGGTGGAATCGACGCTTGATGTCACGCCGCTGAAGTCAGGACGCCGTCCGAGCTCGATTGCGGACCTGGCGGTCTGGAAGACCTCCAGCAGCGTGCTCAGCTTCTGCTCGTGCTGGCCGTAGCCGGCTCCTGGCATGCTGGCCCAGATGTTGCTCACCGCAGCGATCGACTCCGATATCCTCCCCGCCTGGATAAGCGGGAGCGCGCGGCGTTCGCGGATCTGCTGCAGGGCGATTTTGTCCTGGCTCAGCGGAGTAAAGTCCGACAGGTGAAGGCTTTTTCGATACGCGTCGTAATAGCGCCGCAACAGCTGGTAGCGTCCGGCTGCCGTGGACTGGATCTTTAGCTTGGGAAGGTCCACCAGCACACGGGGGTGATCGGCGTAACTGGTGAACAGGCCGCCTCCGACGATCACGTCGTAGCCGCGGTCATTCGTCCGCTGGCGCCCGTTGTCGGTGCCCTCGGCCCACGCCAGCATGTCCAGAAAGGCCACGACGTTCACGCCGCCAGCTTGTTGGGGGGTGATCTGTGCCATGGTCTTCTCTTGATTGGGGAGCGATCACTGCCCTGAGGCAGAACCTCGCTGGGGGTAGATGCCCGCCCCGCTGCCGGCTGAGCGCGAGGCTTGATCCGGATCGGGGTGGCGGGCTTAAACGAAAAAGCCCCGCACGATGGCGGGGCTCCTAAGAGCAGCACGGGCTTACGCCTGCGTGTGCTCGCTGAACAATTACCGTGCCTCAGTAAGTCACTGAGCTCTCATAAAAAGGGTTCACTGGAATTGGGTCAAAGCAGTGCTTCAAGATGATCTTCCCATCCACGGACAACTCCCATTTCAATGCGGACGACTCCGATCCCGCATAGAGCGTTCCGATTCTCGACACTAGGAATCCGTTCGCTTGTAGCGCGAATCGGCGACCATCCTCGAGATCTTCAGGATTGTGCCGCTTAGCCAATGTCTGTAGATCTTCAGGAAATACTCCCGTGATCATGGAACAGAGCCGCAAGAGATCCTCGGGCAGAACATGCCTTCGCATCATCGCCACGAACAGATTCCCGATCAACCGCGGCTTATGAATTGGGTCACACCTTTCCAGAATATCCACGATTGCAAGGGCCGCTCGCTCCTGCAACTCTGGTGTACTTCCAAGCTCATCAAAAATCCGGGATCGCTCCGTCCAGGAGAGATCCGAAAAGGACGTGATGAACTCCTCAACCTTCCGAGCGAACAATCGATCCCGCACGGACACGCCAGCTCTCCCGAGAGATATCAGCCAACCGAACACCGGGATTTCTTTCAGAACACCATCTGCCAATTCGCTGTCTATGGCAGCCTCGAAGGCCCCTACCGCAACGTCTTGAAGGTCTCTGGACTTCATTGTCTCAACAAGCTTGGCAGCAATGCTCATACCTGCGCTCTCCCTTGCCACACCGGAGAGCCTACCAGATTTGGCCGGTGGCCAAACCTCGCGATGGTAGGGAATCTACAGGCGAATCCGTTGTCCGTGCAAGACAACATTCTCAGGCGCTATGCGGCACGTGGGATCACCGACTGGTCTGCACAACTGAGCGCGCGGGAGAGCTGACGCGCTGCACGCTCGCCGACATGATGCAGCTCGCCGAGCAGCCACTCGTAGACAGGCTTCCACCTCCGCAGGTATGCCGCGGCGTCCACATCCATCGCCAGTGCGCGCCGTCGATCCGGCAGCGGCTCGATACCGGTACACCTGCAGTCCTGGCAACCCTTGTCACTGACCTGACCGGTGCCGCGGCAGTTCGGGCACCGGTTGCCGCTGGCCAGCTCCAGCACCACGGCATCCACCATGCGGGAGAGGTGCTGGTAGGTGTTCTTCGGCCAGGCATTAGCCTTGGCCAGCACCAGGGCCGCTTCCCGCTCCTTGAGGATCCGCCGCTGGGCGTCCGACAGGCCGCGCCGGCTCAGGCTGACCATCTCCCGCGAGAAACTGAGGTCGTCCTCGGCCTCGGCCACTGCCCGCGCGCGCCGGGTGAACTCGGGCCGGACGATGGCCAGTACCGCCTCGCTCAGTTTGCCGCGGTGCCGGAGCGCCCCGTCAGGCAGGTAGACCGCCTCCATCACTTCTCGGCCGAGGCCTGCCGGGACCATGCCGAGAGCGGCCGCGATGTCGGATGTGGTGAGGACCGGGGCACCACCGCCCTGCCCTACGTCGAAACGCACGGTTTGCGGATTGAGCCTGGCCAGCATTTCGCGGCGGTCAGCCATGGGTGTTGTCTCCTGCGGTGTAGCTAATGGTGGAAAGATTTTCGGCGACGGTCGCGATCTCAATCACGCAGCCGGGAGCGTCCAGGGCATCCGCCCCTTCGCCGGGGTATCGCTTCGCCGCGATGCACTCGATGACTCGGGCGTCGTCGCGCCAGATGCCTGCATCGGTCAGCGCATCCTCGGTAGACCTGACCAGTTTGGAGAGGTCTGGCAGCTTGCTCGGGTACACGCGGCGGCGCTTCGGGGCGCTCAGAGGCTTGGGCAGGGTGAAGGTCATCCGAACCCGCAGAGGTACGTCCAGAACCGGCAGCGCCAGGGCGGCGCGTACCTGCTCGGCCGCCAGCTTCACGTCCTGCCGCCATGGCCGGACCTTCTTCGATGACTCGGCCAAGATGGCCCGGCCGCTCTTAGCCAGCCCCTTGAAGCTCTTGCTGCCTTGGGGCGCTGGCGAGCCGTACACCACGATCACGATAGTCATGCGGCCACCTGGATCAGGCCCATCTGCCACAGGGCCAGCATCGTGCGCTCGTGCCCGCGCTGCCAGATCTCGGCCCTCTGTTCGCGGGTGAAGCGCTTGCCCTGGTCCAGTTCGCGGTGGCAGGCCCTGCAGCTGGCCGCCACAAAGCAGTCGTGCGCCTTCAGGCTGCCACCCTTGCCGTGTCGGCTCTGGTTGCTGTGCGCTGGCTCGCCGAAGCCGCCTTCGCAGCAGCCATCGATCTGCAACGTGCACTCAATCTGGTAGACCAGATTCAGCAAGGCGCGATCGCGGTAGTTGCTGTGCATCAGCATCTCCTCAAGTCTAGAATCGAAGAAATACTCTTGGAGAAGCAGGGATGCAGAGACGGCCTATCAGTTGTTTCAACATTCTGGCAATGCTCGCGTGCATTGCTCTTGGCATTTGCTTGTCTTGGCTGGCTTGGCCCATCGAAATCAAGGTCGACAAGGATGTCGGCCAATTCTGGCCTGCTTGGGCACAGGCAATCGGCAGCCTTCTTGGCATCGGTATCGCGATGTACATCCCATGGAGACAGCGCCAGCAGCAACTCAGCGACGCCCGTGCAAGTAGTGAGCGCGAGCAGCAAAGGGAGCGTGCATCTGTGCTGACTATGCAGGCCGCTCTTTTTCAACCTATTGAAGGCTTCAGAGCTCATTGCGCCATTTTGCCCAAATGGATTGATGCGCCGCTCGCGGAAAGGCAGCAGATTCCAGTTTCGTCGTTTGACCGTGCGCCAGAGTTCGATCAATTCAGGCCCACTCTTCATCTGATGGGCGCGCTTGGGATCCGCGTCAGCATGCTGATCGCTCTCCAAGACCTGCTGAGGGGCATGCTGCCTACATTGCACACCCTGCCGGATATCGACGGGCCGTACCGAGAACGGGTTCTTGCGAAGCTGTCTGATGGGGAGCGGATGGCTGCCGAGATCAGAGATGAGCTGCAGGATCGCGTGGAGCAGGGCCGACGTGCACTTGATCACGCGGCCACCTGAAAATCTTGCGGGTTAAACCCCAACCCCAGCAGCACAGTGTCCGACCAGCGTACCGGCCGGGCAAGCATCCCCTGCTCTTCCGGGTGGTCGCCGATCTGCACCAGCACGGTGATGGCGTCGCAAGCCAGTGACTTGGTGAGCTTGAGGCTGGATCCGCCGAGCATGATGTGACCGGGCGCGCCTTGCCCCCGGTCGATGGCCGGCATCAGGCGCCAGCCGAGCATTGTGCCGGCCACCATGTGCCGCCAGTCGTCCTTGGTGAGGCGCTGGCCGTGCCAAGACAGCTGCGCAGCTAGGTCGCCGCAGATGGCGTTGAGCATTCGCTGCTGCTTGGGGGTCATCATCCCCTCGCCGCGCTGTTGCCAGTCTTCGGGCTTGAGAGAGCTCATGCGGCATCCTTGTTGAGGACGGCTTCGCACGCAGCTGCTGTATCTGCTGCGTGCGTGCTCTGCGGCTGAGCAGGCTGCATCAGCCGCTCGTGCAGCATCGAATGAAACTCGGCCGCGCCGACGCGCACTTTGATACGCGCCATGGCGGAGAGCAGCATTTGCATCTCGCCCTCATGGAAGCGGCGCTCGAAAGCCCATGGGTTACGGCCTTGATGCCAGGTCTTCGGCTCATAACCGGAGATCAGGAACACCCTTCGCCCCGATACCTCCAGCAGGCCCCAGCCTGTAGGCATCTCTGCCGCACGCAGCAGGCCCCGCGGGGCCATGTAGTACCGATACAGGCCAAGGCCTCGCGAAGGCTCCGCGCGGAACGGCTTCTTTCGATCAGCAAGGAAGTCCGAGCGGCTGACTTTGCATTCGATCAGCATCGAGCGTCCGGTGTACCAACCGATCGCATCCGGGTTCTCCCCGTTGCCGGTCGCTGCGCACAGCTCTTCCAGCACCACCGGGCAGCTGGCGGTATTGCGCAGCCAACGGCCAGCGATCTTCACCAAATCGGCGTGGGTAACGTTCGTCATGCCGTTTCCTTCTTCGTCAGGAGACCGGCGTAGCACGTGATGGGCACCTGCCGCATCCCGACTCGCCATTCGGTCTGGCCGCGCGTCGCGTAGATGACCAGCGGCTTCTCGCCGTAGCCAAAGCAGGCGTACCAGCCCGGCTCCGCTACTGGCTCTGCCACGTCGCGCAGCTGCAGTACCAGCTTCGGCAGGTCACGCCGCACGACGCACCTCAGCCTGCTCCGGAGCGCACTTTTCGGCCGCATCAGCCTCAAGCTCCGCGCCCATGCCGATGCCCAGCTCCCGCGCGATGTCGTCCATGTGGGCCGCTACCTGGTCGCGTGTCGCCGGCACGGACTGGCGCACCTCGTGCGTGATCTCCGCCACCGGTGCAGCCGGCAGCTCCGCGCCGCGCATCACCGCTTCCTTGGCCCGGTTGTAGGCGGCCTGCAGCAGCTTGTCGGCCTTATCGGCGCTGGCCAAGCGGTAGCGGTGACCGTCCAGGTACTGCCACACCAGCCGGGTAAAGCCGTCCTGCATGGTTGTGTCGGCGCGCACCGCGTCGAACGGCGGAATGCCCAGGCACATCATTCGGAACTGCGGCAGCGTCGGCGGCCACGGCTCTGCGCTGGCGATGCATGCGGCCAAACCGTCCGCGAGCTGCCTACCGGACAACCCGGAAAGCCCCTTCGACCACGTTATCGCCGCAGGGCCCGCCGGGTTTGCCGTGAACGCGCTGGTCCACTTGTGCCCGTAGATCTGCGCCATGTGCCGCCACAGCTGGTCCATGGAGTTCTGCGACTGGGGCCGCGGCAGGTGCGGCGCCGCTGGCCTGCTCTCGGGCTTGAATGAATTGCTCGACTTCGTCGGCAGGTGCGAGGCGACGTGTTCCATGGTTCGTTCCGTTGCTGGTGTTGACGGCCTTGGGGCCTTCGGCATGGCGAGCCCGGGCGGTGGTGATTGCCCAGGCGAAGGGCTTGGCTACGGGGGGAGCACGGGCCAGGCCCTCGGCGGCCGTGTCGGCCAGCACCTGCGGCGTGACGCCCTCAGCGATTGCGGCCAGCAGATCCGGATGGCTGGGGTTCGTCGTGAAACAACCCGCTTGGCGCATCAGCAAGCACGCCGCTCCCGCCAGCGTCGCGCCGTCAGGAATCTCTGGTGCTTGCTGTGATCTATCTGGAGGAATACTGGTGTCTGGTGATTGGTGAGCTTTCGGTTGGGTTTCATTTTCAGAACCCGCCGGAAACCCGCTGGGTTTCTCCGGGGTTCCCTTTGGGTTCTTTTTAGGCGGGCGGCCGCCCTTCTTGCCGTTCTCGCGGGCCTTCGAGATGCGGACCTTCGCCTTCTCGAGTTCTTCTTCCACGCGACCGTTAACCCAGAGGTTTCCGTCGATCCGAAAGAAATCCTGCAGGACGGCATCGACTGCAGCACGCTCCTCAGGCGTCCGTGCCCGGGCAATGCGATGAACCTGATCCTGCGGAATCCCCGCCTCAGTCGCGTAGTAGCGGTCCAGCAGCAGCGTGTAGACGCCGTGCTCGAGCAGGCTCAGATGGCCCGTGTCCTTCGCGTAATCGCCGAGGTGGCGCTCGTAGTAGTTCATGTCAGGCAGCCAGCGGCGTCTCGCAGGTAGCCAACACCGGCAGCCAGGTCTGACACCGCTTACGGCTCATGCTGCAGATGCGCGCAGCGCCATGGACCACCAGTCCGTCCGCTTCCAGTTCGGGCAGTCGGCGGGCGACCATGTGCCGGTCAAGGCCGGCAGTGAAGGCCAGCTCGCGGCTCGTCAGGCCAGCATGCTTGCGCACTGCAACAGCGACCTGGGCCTGCTGATGGGCCTGCGTGCCCGACTCCACGAGTTCGCGTCCAGCCTCATGGCTGGTGTCGGGGTCTGTGTTGCGGGCAGGGATTCGTGTCATTCAGAAATCCTCTTGGCGAACGCGGCGTCACTGATTTCGCGCATGGACATGAACTTCGGGGGCTCGGGCGACGGGCGCTGGATCTGCCCGCCCTTCTTCAGGAATGCATCCATGTCTGCTTGCAACCTCGCGCGCTCAACGTCCTTCGCGCGAATGTCGTGGTCGAACTGGTTCACAGCACGCCTCGCTGGCCCTTGGCCTCGCGCAGCTTTGCCATCAACAGAATCAAGGCCGCATGGATCCCGGCGGCGGCGTTCTGCAGTTCGCTGAACTCGTTGTCGGTGATCAGGCCGTCGGTCAGCGCGCTGTGCAGCGCCTCAGCGAACTGTCCCTTGCTGGCGGAGGTCGCCAGGATCGTGCTGGTCAAGCAACGCGCATCGTCCGGCGCTTCCAGCATGTGCAGGCCGTAGCCATGCTCGGCCGCCAGCGCGATCAGGATCCGGTGATCACCGGTCAGCCCCATGATGTCGTTGGCTTCGACCAGAGACAATGCATGCGTGGTGTTGTTCGGGTTGACCTTGTTCCGAAGCACCGCTCCGGACATGGAGCGCTCTTCGCCCCTGTCATTCACCGTGATGAGGCGCGTCGCCAGTGCCTCGGCGCCGCCGGGCGAGTCCTTCACTGTCTTGTGGGCTGCATCGAGAATGTTCATGGGCTCGCTTCGTGAACGTAGATAGGTGTTTGGCTGCGGCGCACCATCGGCGCCATGGACAAGAACAGCGCAGGGAAGTCGGTGAACAACGTGGTGACACTGGTCCGCATGTGCGGGAAGCCCTTCGTCCTTCGGAGAGTGGAAGGCAGGGCGAAGGCCTTTCCGCTCACCCTCCCCGACCTGGGGCCGGTGCCGGTTGGCGGCGGTCAGGTGCTGTGGATGTGGGGCGCTGCTGATGCCGAGGACTGATTGCCGTGACCGTGCCTTCAAGGCGGAGCGCCACAGTCCCGCCGTACAATCGGCACGGACCGCTCACTGGACTGCTCTATGCGAGAACGGATTCGCCGCCTCCGACACAAGCTCGTCCGTAGGCACTGGGACCTTTACCCGCTCAAGGACAGCGGCGGGAACATCTACCGCCGCGCGCCTCTCTTCCGACGCCTGTGTACCGGAGTTGTCGCGCTGCCTGGAAAGCTCAAATGGCTGTGGGTTGCCATGGCTGGTGCCGTCGCGGGGAAGCTCGCCGAGTTGGCATTCCAACGGCTGCTCTGAAAGGCGCGAGAGCTTTGCGTTGATCGACGCACCATTCCAGGCGACAAGGCCAAACAGTGCCCAGAGAGCGCCGATGGCAGCTGGATTGTTGGTGCCATTACTGCCAGCCATATCAAGCAGCCTCCGCGTGGCCGTCGTCGAAGGCGGCTGGCGGCCAGATGTCGGGGCGCAGCTCGGAAAGCGACACAACGCCACTACTCTGGATATGCAGTTGCCGGACCAAGGCGCCGTCGAACCGCTGCCCCTTGCTAAGGGCCTTGCGGAGATAGCCAATGGAAGTGCCGGCACGCTTGGCGTAATCCGCCTGGTCCGCCGGGGTCAACGTCGAGAGGTAGATGCGAAGGGTGTCCATGCCCCAAACAATACCCGCAGGTAAGCAATGAATCAATACCCTCAGGCAATTTACTCGCAGGTAAGTAGTCCGTGGAATACCTTCATGGATAAGTTCGAACAACGACGCCTGGCTCTCAGGGGCTTGGCAGACGACCTGGGACGCGGCGGCTTGGCCAAGATCGGAGCCAAGATCGGCAAAGACGCGAGCTATGTGTCGCGCATGCTGTACGAGCCCGGAAAGGCTGGTCGCAAGAACATCGGTGAGGACACTCTAGCCTCCCTCGCCCAAGCCTTCCCTGACCGTTTCCCGTCCTCTCCGGTAGTTCAAGTCTTAGACACTGAGACACCACCCGGCTACGTTCGCTTCCATCTGTACGAAGGAGCGGCAGGCATGGGAGCCGGTGTTGTAAATCAAGATTTCCCTGAGGTGATGCAGGTGATGGAGGTTGCTGAGTGGGAGGTCCGCCGGAAGCTCGGCTTCTTGCCTCGGCCTGGGCGCATCCAGATCATCACTGGTAGGGGCCCTTCCATGCGTCCCAAGATTGAGGACGGAGATATCGTCTGGATTGACACGTCGATAGACTACTTCGATGGTGACGACTACTACTTGATCAGCTACGACGGTGAAACGCAGATCAAAATGCTGCAGAAGCGCGTGGACGGCATGTACGTGGTGAGCGCGAACCCCGAGTTCAAGGAGTGGCGCTGTGATCAGGCTGATCTCCTGGTGCGCGGAAAGGCGTTGGTGCACGCTGGCTTCCGTCGATTCTGACAGAAAGCTTGCTCGCCGGTTTCGGCGAGCAAACACGACTTAGATCCGATTGCTTACGCTCGGTCCCTAATCATTTGAACCAGTTGTTGCTGCTGGCGGGAATCTGTACTGAGGGCGCCTGACCATCGCCCTGTCCAGTGCATTGATATTCCTTGGTAACGATGTACCTGGCGCAGCCGCCCATGCCCCCCATTTGGGCGCACTGCCTTGAGACGCCGCCGAAGGCCTCTGCTCCGGAGTAGCCCCACGTCGCGCAACGTCTGGTAGCGAGCGAAACAGCTTGGCCCTCATCCAGGACAGCTTTCTCGAACTCGCCATGTTCATAAGACAGCCTGACGACGCCGTCTGATCGACTCCCACCTGTCGCAGTCCAGTCCTTGACTGTGGTACAGCCGGCCAGGAGCGTTATACCGACAGCTGCAGCAAAAATCCTCTTCATCCATGTCCCCCTTCTTTATGTAAGCACGCCAGGAAGCCCCTCGCGGCCTGCGCATTCTGCCAGCGTAGCGGGCAGCGATTCTAGGTGAGGGCCGCTCTTCGCTCTAAAATTACCCGCGGGTATTGCTTTTAAAAATACCCTCAGGTATTCTTTTTCCGTCGCCCAGCACCCCGCTGGCAACGGAGATTTCGAGATGCGGATCAAGCGTCGCCCGCTGTGGATGTGGATCGGTTCGGTGTATGCGCTGGCAACCTTCGCCAGCGCCGCCGCCATTGCCCTCAGCAACCGTTCGACTGGCCTGGGGAACTGACCATGGCCAACGTCACGGAACTTCACCCCGAGGCGGACATCCGCCGCCTGCGCATCGAACGTTCGGTGCTCAGCACCAATCTGATCAACTCCGGCCTGCGCATGCCTGGCGCGGACGTCGCCTTCCGGGCTGCGTCTTTCGCCGGCGCTACAGCGGCTGATGCCTGGGAGGCTGCCCGTCGGCATGAGCTGATGTGCATCGGCTTCCCGGACGAAATCGAAGCCAGCGGCGGCCTGAGCTATCCGCGCGGCCTTTGCGATATCGCTGCATCCCAGAAGCGCCGCCAGCACCTGATCGATGAATGCCGCGCCCTGCCCAATCCGTTCGCTGAAGCGGGTGATCCGATCCTGCGCGGCAATACCGACTTGGAGCGTGCGGCATGAGCACGCTGACCTCCAAGTGCTATCGCAACCAGACAGGCTTCAAGGATGACACCGACTTCGTAGAGGTCCTGTCCGACGGCACTTCGATCATCCATACCACGACCGGCCGCCGGAACCACTTCGCTCACGACTTCAACGGCTGTATCTCTCGCGGCGAATGGGTCGAGGTCTCGCCTGCAACGCGAGCACACGCCGCAGCGGGTGACGCATGAGCGCCCATGTCCTCCACTTCCCGATCCAGACCCCAAGCCAGGTCTATCTGTTGCAGAGCGTGCGCGCTGCTGCCACTCGCTCCGGCTTGGATGTGAAAGAGACTGAGCGCGAGTTCATCGCAGCCGGCTGCACCAAGGAAGCCCAGAACCGCATCTGGGAGCGCGCCCGCCGTCGCCGCATGGCGCTGATCTACGGAGGTGTCGAGTGAAGCTGTTGATAGAAGAGCTGAAGCTTCTGGCAGCGCTCGCGGGCATCGTAGTGTGCCTGCTCGCCCTCATCGGGCTGGCATGCATGGCGGCGCAGGACTACCTGCGAGGTGCCTACTAATGGCCCGGCACCCTGTGACTCTGCTCGCTCCGGCAGCGCTGTGCGCGCTGGTGACCGGCGTCTGCATCGCGCTGACTGTCCGCGCCTTCCCTCGCGGCGCCGACACCTTCTTCCTGGTGGGCTGCATTGGCGCTGTCTTCTTCGCCCTCCGCGCCGTGATCGAGGCCCGCCGTGCCTGGCCGAAGTTCCGCACCGACCTCGCGCACCTCACCGCCCTGCGCCGCTCGATTCCCTTCACCCGCATCAATCTCCGCAAGGACGACATCCGATGAGCACCGCGCTCGCAACACAACAGCCGGTAATGACCGGCGAAACCCGAGCCCTCGCGCTCATGCCAACGTCGATCGATCAGGCCATCCAGCTATCCGAGGTCATGGCCAAAGCCGACCTGGTTCCTGAGCACCTGCGCGGCAAGTCGGGCGACTGCTTGCTCATCGTGATGCAGGCCCAGCGCTGGGGCATGGACGCGGTCAGCGTGGCCCAATGCACCTCGGTGGTTCACGGCAAGCTCTGCTACGAGGGCAAGCTGGTGGCAGCAGCTCTGTATGCGATGGGCGCCATTGAAGGTCGCCTTGAGTACGACATTCAGGGTAGCGGCCAAGGCGCCAGCATCACTGTCACGGGCACCCCGCGTGGCGGCCGAGGCCCGCAGTCGGTTCGCGGCACGGTCAAGGACTGGCGCACCTACGGCAAAGACAAGAAGACGGGCCAACGCATCGACAACGCCTGGGACAAGATCCCGGAGGACATGCTGGTCTACCGCGGCACCCGCCAGTGGGCTCGCCGTTATGCCCCGGAAGCGCTCTTGGGCGTCTACACCCCGGACGAAATGGAAGACCAGACCGCCGACGTGCGCGTCGTGTCTCACGTGCCGCAGGGCGAAAGGAATCCCGGCTATTACCCGGCGGATCTGTTCGACAAGAACTTGGCCGGCTGGACCACTGCGATCCAGGCAGGCAAGTCCAACGCCGACCGAATCATCGCCATGGTGGAAACCAAGGGCGCGCTCACCGAAGAACAGAAGAGCAAGATCCGCGCCGCTGAGTCGGCCGCCGCTACGGAGGTGTCCCAGTGATCATCGTCTCCCATGTCCAAGGCACCCCGGAGTGGCACGCGCATCGTGCTGAGCATCTCAACGCCAGCGAAGCGCCGGTGATGCTTGGCGAGTTCCCGAGCGTGAGCCGTGCGGACCTGTTGAAGGTCCGCGCCACCGGCGTCGCGCAGGAGATCAGCTGGTTCCTGCAGAAAATCTTCGATGACGGTCACCGCTTCGAAGCATTGGCCCGGCCCCTTGCTGAGGACATCATCGGCCAGGACCTCTACCCCTGCGTGGGCAAGAGCGGCAGTCTGTCGGCCAGCTTCGACGGCCTCACTCTGTTGGAAGACATCGTTTTCGAGCACAAAACGCTCAACGCGACTCTGCGCTCTGCTCTGACCGCAATTGCCGACGAAGTTGCCGCTTCCCGTCCCGAAGAGGACGCAGTCCGCGATCACCTGCCGCTGCAGTATCAGATACAGATGGAGCAGCAGCTGGCCGTCAGCGGCGCCGAGCGCGCTCTGTTCATGGCATCGAG